ACCCATGCCACCACCCATGCCACCACCCATGCCACCGAAACCAGCACCACCTCCGAAGCCACCCATGCCGCCCATGGGGCCTGCGTTAGCACCACCGTGTATGCCAAAGGAACCGCCCATGCCGCCACCCATGCCACCAGCATCAAAGCGAGATGCACCTTGGAACCCTCTCAACCTATTAAGCATGTCAAAAGCTCTTTGCGTAGCTGCTTGTTGTTCGGGGGTATTAAGGACTGTCATAATTCACCTACCATTGTCTCTGACGGGGACCGTCAAAGCTGTTTAGTTCCAAGCCAAGGAATTCATATCCCCAAGCTTGCGCGTCAGTGTTATTTCGTAAACGTATAAAAAGATCGTGACCAACGGCTCTCCGTCGCTCACTCTTGTTTCTGCCAGCTACCCATGTACCGCTAACCTTGCTGCTACCAGCTTTTGCAGCTTCTGCTGTTTCGGCTCCGTACACATCAAACGTCACTGGGTTGCTACCTGTTGCTACCGCTGCCTTCATTTCAGTCAGCATTAACTTGGGCCGGTTTGTTAAGGAAACCGGCCCTAACCAGACATAGCTATCAATGGCTACACCATCGTCTGCCTTGGCTGGTGTGTCGTAATCAAACGTGCGTACATAACCGTCCTGACCGCCCATTAAGACAGTACGATCTCCTGCTTCATCACCATCAAACAGGTGAACACACACAGGGTTATGAGTATTGGTGGCAAACTTATCTGCCCACCAGCTTTCATTACGAATGTCATAGAAGTAGTTAGTGGTTGCACCACCACCGAGTGGAGTTAGAAAGACATAGAAGCCTCGCTCTCTGTCGCTCCACACCATACGAACACTTGTCGTGTTCGCATTGTACTGATTCATTCGCTCCTGAATGCTGCGCTCAGTAATGTTGGAAGGTGACTGCCCGGGCCTCATCTGAAATACACCACCCTGATTTCCAAAGAAGTACAGAACTCCCTCGGGACTCTTGCAGTAAGGTCGGCCAAACGGTGCTCCGATTGTGGTGCTGATATTATCCAGTCGACCACCTTCCATGGGATCGCCGGACATCTGCCAGATACTGTGGTCACCAAAGAAGATCAGCACATCATCGCTGTACGGGCACATGGCATTGATGATGTCCTGACTCTTACCAGCGTCAGCGTTGTTACCAGCTACAGCTTGTGTGCTAGATGTCGTTGTGGGTGAATAGTTCCAATTGCGAGCATCCCCCATTGCTGACATATACCAGTTATGAGGGTCACTACTTACACCGGAACAAACGATACGACCTCGCCAAGTTTCAATCAGTCTAGGCTCATTGCTACTATCAATAGGCAATGAGCCACTGGATGCACTCCACGTTGCTACTGTATTAGTAGATGCGGTGTACTGCTTGGTACTCGCACCATCTGCAAAGTACACCACCCCAAACAGTTCAGCTGAGAAGATGTTTGGTACAGAACTACTAAGGGCACCTGACCCGTTGGTGGCTGTCGTAAACGCACTATCAGTCACCTTAGCAACCGTACCATTGGTTACGGCATATGTAACGACAGTCCTTGCGCCCACCTCATTCTGATCAGAAGGGGTGTCTCTGCCGACGACCTGACCGATGTCCTGAACCTTACCATCAGCAGTTCTGGCGTTTACATATTTCGCCAGTCCTGCTCGTTGACCACCACGGCTACGCCCTGTCGTTGGTTCAAATGCACGTACATTCTGAACATCAACGGACGTACCCCTTGGCTGTGACTCATAGCCAGTCGCCTCAACCAGCCCGCCTTGCGGCCATGGCATATCGAAACGAGTCTGTCTACGTGCCATTAGCTAAGGGTAGCTCCGTGGTTTGCGATGACTGCCCAGATGATACTTGTTCCCTTGTTGATAGAAATCAACGTGAGAACATCACCAGCGTCTGCCATTACAGCGGTGGTTTCTGAACCTGATCCGGAGTTAATAATCTCTGTACCTTCACCAGTGATTGTGAGATTACCACCATCTGTTTTTAAACAGACAGTAATGATGATCCCTGCACGAGCTGGGGAAGCGATCTTACGTGCTTCAGCACCACCGGTTACCACAGGGCAGATTCCCATCGAGCGATCAACGGGGATCGTTCCACCACTACCTGGATCAAGGATCTCCAGTTCCGTTGTATCGGCAATTTGTTGTAATACGTTGTGTCCTGACATCGCTGCTCCTAAGAACTAATAAGGTGTAAATCGACAACGCCATCGGCATTGCCTACGAGTTTCAGAAAAGCTGCACCCTCAACCTCACTTGGCATCGGATACGCTCTACCAGCTGCTACAGTTGTGCTGACCGCACCACTGCTGTTGTACAACTGGATATAAGTTCCACCCTGCGTGCTGCTAACGTAATACGTAAGCGTGTTGATACTGCTTCCACTTGGAACCAGCATCACCCCCTTGGTAAACCCCTTAAACACAACCGAGACACTGTCAGCTAAGCTGCTGTCAACACCGAGGCTTGTGATAACTGCGTTTTGTGGTGTGCTATACATTTGCTAATCCTATGGATTGGTGTCGTAAAAGACGTTGCTGTTGTACTTAACGATGTCTCCGTTAAGAGAACGGTTAGCCTGCTCGCTTAACATTGCAGCCTCACTGCCATCGCCGTTGTATCCCATGCGTTCTGGTGTGTTCATCTCTTGGTCGTATGTAATGGATGCAGCAAGACGTTGTTGAAATGCTGCTGAATGAATACCGGCTACGTTATCCATTCGACTTTCCGCAACAGCCAAACAGCTCTCCAAGATTGTTTCTGCATGCGCCTCTCCACCAAGTGGATATGGCTTTGCCGCAGTTAGCTTGTTCGGTAAAGCATGGTAGCGATAGCTGAGCGTGTATGCTTTGTCAGGCGTGGGCCATAGCATCAGCTGAAAACGCTGACCATTGCCGCCATCAGAACTGATGGGTCTGATGGCAGCTAACTTAGGATCGGTGGTTGTTTCCGAGTAATCACGCTGTCGTAGAATCCTGATTCGATTCTCACCTGTGATCTCAATTGGAAACCAGCGATTGTCTGTATTGGCATACGTTAACGGACCGATTATCCCACCGAAGTTAGCACTGAGTGTGTAGTTCTCTGTGTCAGCCACCGTTGCCAGTGTCGTCGTGGGTTCTAAGAAACTCCACTTATGTCCCTTGGGAGCATTGGGACCAGGCACAGGGTGATAGAACTGACGCAGCCCACTATTAATGATCTCATCAATCTGAGTTGTTTCATCACTAGACCAGTTGCTGCTGGTTCTTTCACCAAGCCAGAACCACCCAACCTCCTTGCGTAGATCGGTAAGGCTCAGGCTTAGCGTGCTCTCCGTGCTGGTGTCTGCCGGTGATCCTAAGGTTTTGATCGTAAATTGGACCGGTACACCACTGGAGTGCGTAAAAAGCAAACCAACCACTGAGGCGTTCATCTCAGTGGCTGTGAGGTTTATCGAGTATTGTCCGTTGCCTTCTTCCGCAATGGTGCCAGATAGAGCAGCTTGTGACCCACCATCCTTGGTGTGATACTTGCCTATCGCACTGGCTACACCAGTAAGGGCTGCACCGGAGGTCGCATTGACCATACCGAATGTAAAGCCTGTTACTGCTTCATTGCGGACAAAGCTCATTCAACTGACCTGCTACTTGCTTTTTTGATCGTTGTTTTCTTTATGTCTGGCTTTACGTCTGGCAAATGTTTAGCGAGCGTTACTAAGACAACCTGAAGCGGCCACGCTAACGGGCCGCTATGTCGCTGGTGATACAAACGATGTGCATCCTCAAGGACTTCAATTTGCTTGTCTGTAAGACTGTCGTTTGTTGCCTCAACCATCTCTTGTAAGAAATATTCCATACCTTAACCCCTCAAAAAAATAGACTAGCGGGGCGACCATTACAGTCGCCCCGCAGGTCTAAAGCGCACAGGATACGTTAGTTCGCAATCGACTCAACCTGATAACAAGCGACCCAGTCCACATGGACAATCGGATCGGTTGTTCCGGCTGAATGACACACAAACGTAGGTGTCATTGCAACGATTGGAATCTGTGTAGTGTGAGCAGTTTTAGCAATACCATTCACGTAAGGCGTGATACTGGTAAGGCCGTCAACTATGAAGCCCAGTTTGAAGTACGTACCGTCTGCCAAAGTGTGAAGACCGGTGGAGCTATCACGGCTACCAGCTTTCTCACTGTGGAAATCAACGGCACCATCATCATCCAGGTGCTCAAAGCAGATATGGTTAGCAGTCGAGTTTGCACCTGACGCTAGGACCGTGGTATCCACTTCAGCCAGACCGACAACTAAGTTGCCGGTATCGCTTCCGCTCGTACCGATATCTGCGATCTTGACGCGAGCTTCGTAGTAGATTTTGCTGTCGGCACTAGCAATAAAACTGCTAGCTCCGGCGGCTCCACCCATTTGAATCTGAACACCTTGGTTGTCAGTGCTACTTGCTGCATCGAGCAAAAGCACTCCACCCTTGGCGGCAGCATCAAGTGCGGCGGTACCGGCAGTTGCCTGCGTCAGAACCCACTTGTTCTCATCGTCAAAAGTTAAAAAGTCATCGACAAAGCCAAACCCAGCACTTAAACCACCATTGTTGATTTCAGTGATAGGAGCTTGGCCCCAGATATTAGGAGACAGGCCTCGGCGGATGTAACTACTACCTGCCTGCGGTTTTGTATAAAGGTCACCCATTTGATCACCTCTCCTTTTTATTAGGCCACATAACCAACGAAGCATCGTCGTCGGTTTAAGCAGATGAAGTTAAACCAGCTATCAAGGTGTACTTCCCTGACAGTATGCTGGCGTGCCGAACTCTGCGGTGGATGTACTAACATGTCCAATCCCTTTTTGTAGTAAAGGGAGAACACACGGAAGTTAACACCGTAGATCGGGTTCGAAGAATCGTTGTTCTGCAAGTACGGAACCCAGATCACAGGATTACCCTTAAGGGTTACTGCGCCTGCGTACTTAGCGAGATCAACGCCGAGATTGTCGTTACGGGATTCCAACAACTTCTCAAGATCTTCCAACACGTTGTACGTGGTGAAGAACATCCAGTCGCTGTCGCTCTTACCGCCACCAATTTCGTTAAACTGCTTCGGTGCTTGGAAGTGAGTAAACTCAATAGCCTTGCGAGCTTTGGCTACCATGTCATCACGACTTACCGAAGTGTAGTTAAACGACCAGTTCTTCCATCCGGATACTGTGTTGGTATTAATACCAGCAGCACCGTTTGAAAAACCTGAGGGATTACCACCGGTAAATCCACCAGCTGGTGTCGTTGCGGATTTTTGAATCCAGAACGGAATTCCGGACGGCTTACGTGGAGACTCTGTGTCCGAGCTTGGAGCTGTCCACAGAGAAGTCTCAGCCAGTTCAAAGACATCGTTGTACATCGAGTGACGACGAACATCGATTTCTCGGATGATCGTTTCACGATCTGATTGGAAGCTGTCCTCGTGAACGTCGTAGCTGAAGTTAGCTGTCAGTTTACAGAAAGGCTGTTTCGCTTCTGTGGTCAGATCTTTTACCGATGTAGCATCAACGCTGTACAGTTCACTGTACTTCGCCGTACCGGTGTTACTTGTTTGCACCTTCCAATTCAGTTGGTGTCCACCCTGATACGGAGTACGGGTTTTACCACTGAGAAACTTGGAAGCAAAAATGTGATGCTGTTGATCTAATGAAAGATCAATCCAGCTTTTTCGCTTAAACGATTGCAATGTCAAATTGACAAAGTCGTCTAATTGGTCAGGCATTAAAGCCATGGCTCAATTCCTTATATATCAAACCGTCACAGTTCGCCGTTCTCTCGGAGGTATCCATCGAATACGTCCTTAAGTGCAGCGTCATTAACCATGTCATTCGGATCGGATTCGGCTGCTACCTGTTTGGTGCTGCCTCCACCGCCAAGCCTGCGTGAGCTGGCCTTCCTCATTTTGTCGTTAAAACTGCGTCGGTTTTGGTCATCAATTTCGTTACCAAAAACAGAACGGTATGCCTGATCGATAAGCTGGTCATCCGGTGGAACCGGCTGTCCCATCTGAGCGAAGCTGTTTGCCATTACTTCCATTTGTGTAAATAACTTCTCTCTGTTCTGTGCTTCAGTACTGGATGGATCTAACTCCATATAGTTACTGTCACCAAACAGATCGCTGTTACCGACTTCTCCTACGAGATTATCGAAATGGTCTATCTCAGCCTGAGCTTGTTCTGAATTCCGTACACTTTGGTACTGATCAATTACGCCCTGCTGATCTAGTAAAGTTCTGGCAAGCACATCAAAGTTTTCGCTGTACTGGCTGTGCATCTGTGATGCGAGTCCATTAATAGCGGCTTTGAAATCCTCGTCGTACTCATCTCCCAGATTTACCTGAAAGGGTGCAAGCGTGTTATTACCTGACGGAATTTGTTCATCACCAGGTGGTTGCACTGCCTGCGGCTGCGACTGATGTGACCACTGCTGGTACTGATCGAGCATTGCGTTGCCCTGATCAAAACCTTCAACGACACGTCTCAGTGCAGTTTCGTTCTGAAAGTCATCCGGATTAAATCCGTAAACCTCAGCACGATTAATCAAATCAGGATTAAACGTCTGATCTGATAACGAGAGGTCGTCAGCGATATCCTCCGCGACCTCACTTGTTTCATCCTCAGATATTGGCTCGCTGCCTCCAATATCATTTTCTTCAATCTCGTCATCTTCTAACTCAGCGATGACTGCTTCATCCTGATCGGTCAAAATAATTTCTTCGTCAGCCATGGACCCCTCTCCTTGCTTTAATGAGTACGTGGAGCTGCATCACCATAACCAGCATCGCGGTCATATAAACCGCGATGCTTTAGGTAACGTGTTCGCTCCGCGCGTGAACTAAATACAGCTGTACCATCACTGGTAAAGTCAACTCCGGTGAAGCCATTCTTTTGTGCGTCTTCCCTGAACTCACCGATTTGTCTGCTTGGTACACCGGCTGAATCACTGCTCAGTCCGGTTGCCCAACCTTTCGCACCGAATCCCACCTCGGTGCTTTTGGATTTCCTCGGATCAGGTTCGGGATAGTCGTGCCAACGGTTCACACCATCCGCATCAGTCCAAAGCCATTCACGTTTGACTGGCATTACTTCTTCCTCCGGCTAACCTTCTTACCGCTTTTCTTTGCATAACGCTTCGCTGCGGCACGACCGCTCTTTGAATAACTGAACTTCTTCTTTCCGACTTTTGGCATAGCTACCTCCTACGTGGCTTTCTCACGACCCATCTGACCCATCTGCTGCTGATTGGGCTGACCGCCCTGTAAAATCTGCTGCATGACATTACTTCTGGATTTCTCTGTACCACCGGTTGGAACACTACGTCTGACGTTCTCCCGTACCGTGACTGATGGTTTTGGTGGCTGCTCCGGATTAGGCCCAGGCCTGTCCTCTTTCGGCTCTTGGAATTTGACAATGCTCTTAAGACGTGGGACATCCATCAGTTCGCTGTAGATATTGACCAGCTCCTGAATGTCCAGCGTACCGCCGTACTGCTCCATCATCGGCTGCATTGGCAGTGCAATCTGCTGTATGAAGTTGCTGATGTTCTGTAGTCTCTCACTCGGAGACTTGTACATCATCGAGAACGGTTCGACCTCAAAGTTGTACTGAAGGAAATCACCCTCCCGCATCTCCGGTGTCCACGTCATATCCACCGTCGCACCGGCAAACGTATAATCACCAGGCAGTTCTTTGGTCTGATCCATCCACAACAGCCAGCCGAGATCCTGACAGATGTTGCTGGCAAAGGAGACCGTGCGATACTGCATGTTGGCTTCACGCTTATTTACTGCACCATGGATCAAACGATCCTGCCCAAGGGTATCAGCTGTTGGCCCAAGCCCTGCCATCATCTGAAGATTACCGGCCATGCGATCAAACAGATCCCGCATCATGTGCCCGTATGCCTGATTACCCTGATCAACACCACCCATCTTCAGCACGTTCACAGCTTCAGGGTTATCAACTCGCGTCCACTCACCATCACTTGCACGCTCCAGACGCTGCGCATCCTCGTGATGTCCCATTTGATAAAAGGGAATATCCTTTTGTCTTTGTGCCTGTCGCTTCTGTTTCCTCAGCAAACCATTAATGATGTCATGCATACTCTTAAGGTTCATTGCCGGTGATACAGGCATGATGTGATCCGGCACATCAGTGGTAAGACTGAGAGTGTGGAACGGGCCATTCTCAGGCCCGTCCCACTCAACGACTCTCAGCGGAGGCGTGTTGCGCCCGACCGCATGTGTAACGATCAGCTTCTCGCGCGGTAACCAGACATCCATGAGGTCAATGGATTTCTCCATATCGTTATGAGAGCGGTCGCCCTTCATCATGTCACGGACTGCCTCTTCACCCTCCATATCCTCCCAGTTCGGAAACTTACTTGTGGGATCAAGCGTCTTAAGAATCGACTGGTCATAACCAGGATCTTCTAAAACCTTTTTCATCGGCAGGCGATACTTGTTCAGTGCCCAACGTATCTTTCGCCATTCGGTAGCTCGGGTGTCGTAGACAAAGTCATCGAGCGAGATGTTCTCTGCAAATGGCTTACCTGGATCAACCCATTCGTCTTCACCCTCAAGCTTCACCAGACCAGCGTCAGCTGAATAAACTTTGACAAC